ACGCTTCAATAAACGGTTCTACGTCAACAAGTCTCATCCTCGTTCACCTCTAAATTCACTTCCGAGAAACCGCTTCTTGTTACGTTCTCGGTGCTTGTCCTCGTAGTCTCTGCGGTATACGCTCTGACTGTGGTTCAGCTCATACACGAATGCCTTGCGTTCCTCGAAGTCTTTCTTCTCTGCCTTGTACTTCTCGCAGGCGTCGTGGCAAGCTTGGTGACGTGACGGGCAGTCTTTGCAACAAGTAATCATTCTTCGCCGAATCTCCTTTTTGTTACAGCCATCGGGAACTCTTCGATTTCGCTTGCCCAGCGTGCTGTTCCCTCGCCGTATGCTCTTTGCCATACCAGAGGGAAACCACCAAGACCATCGAATAGGCTACCCAGCGTAGGCTTTTCTTTCAGGTAAGGGCGCATCCTTTGCGCCAGCCAAAACCATTGTGGCAAAGCGATTGAGTTGCCCAGAGCCTTGTACCGTGGGCTGTCAGCGTATTTGTGCTTCTTTCCCTTACTGTCTATCCAATCACCAATATCGGTGTATCCGTCCGGGTAGCCTTGCAAGCGTTCACACTCAACAGGGGTCAGACGTCGAACAATCCAACGGATGGTTTTCTCCAACACGGCAGAATCGTGTCTTTCTGCGGATAATGTTCCAGCTTTTTCTATTTCATATCCGATTCCCATTGCTTTTGCTCCAACTTTGTAAGAAAAGCCAGCACAGAACGGTTTCGTCTGAACGCCATCCGCTTTCGATGAATCATGTTTCTCTGCGATCAGACACTCGCTTCCATTGCCGATGTTTCCAGCTTTTGCTTTCAAGGTTGAACATTTGTCGCTTTCCTTATAGCGGCTGAAAGACTGTTCGTTGAAAGTCTTGCGTTCAATTGCAATAGTCGTGTAGTCCGTGATTCTGTTTTCGTGGTCGCCTGTAATTGTCGGTACAATTTTGCCATCACCGTTTCCACGAGCATCATAGACAACGGATTGAAACAACGTCTGGTCTTGCAGTGTAGAAAGCGTTGCGCTCTTTTCGGTCTGCACCAATGCGCCTTTACCGCCACCTTCACAACCGCTGCGGATTTTCAGGGTGTAAGATTTGCTTTCCCTATCACATCCATAAGGGTTTGCCTGAGAATGTCCGGGAGCGGCTTCCCACGCCTTGATGCTCTCGTCAGGATTCCCTGACAGGCTCGTGCGCTCAAATAGTATTTTTGCGGCACGTTGTCCTCCAAAATCCACGACAAGAGCGATTCTCTTTCGGCGTTGGGGAACTCCCCAATATTGAGCGTCAAGCTGTCGCCAAGCCAGAGACCATCCGTTTCCGGCGATTGCTCCGGCTTTGCTCCATCCGCCCCCCCCTTCGGAGGTTTAGGAATTGAAGTGTCTGGTTGTTCCACGCGGGCAAGTTCTTCCAGCACGGCTCTGAAATCTTCTCCTCCATTGGAGCTAAATGCTCCGGGCACGTTTTCCCAAACAGCGAAAGTTGGATACATTCCATTGGTGGCTGTCCTCATTTCCTTAATGATTCTTGCGGCATCCAAAAACAGCACGGAACGGTTGTCGTCAAATCCAAGCCTTTTCCCCGCCATAGATAAGCCCTGGCAAGGACTACCGAACGTGATGCAATCCACAGGCTCTATCTGGTCGCCGTGAATCTTTGTAATGTCGCCCAAGTGTTTCATCTTTCCAAACGCCCGTTCAGCCAGATAGCACAGCTCTTATATAAGGTAGGCGGTCACGG